GAAATATCCTTTCGTACATTGGTGAGAATCCTAATCGAGAAGGACTTGTTGGCACTCCGGATCGTATTTTAAGGATGTGGCAAGAGATATTTCGTGGATATGACCCTGAACAAAAGCCAAAGATTACTGTATTCCCGAATGGCAAGGATGGTTTATCTTGTGGTAGTGTTGTGTCTGATTCCGGTACATATTATTCTATGTGCGAGCATCACATGATGCCTTTCTTTGGTAAGTATTGGTTTGCATATATCCCTAATCCTAAAGGAAAGATTCTTGGCATTTCCAAAGTGGGCCGTGTGGTAGATTACTGCGCTGCCCGCTTACAGATACAAGAAAGATTGGCGCAAGATATTGTTGATATGATAAGGAATGCACTTGGTGATGAATATCCACCTTTAGCTATAGGTGTAGTATTGGAGGGAGAACACTTGTGTAAAACCATGCGTGGGGTAAAAAAACAGGGAAAAATGCGTTCTTCTTTCTATTTTGATAATGGAGGCTTACCCGAATTAAAGGATGAGTTGTCTCAATTTGTCAGTTTTGGTTAGTTATTGGTTATGACAGAAAAGAAGAATTCAGCAGAAAAAAAGAAAAGAGGACGTAAATCGGATTACAAAGAAGAGTATTCCGACCAAGTTCTTAAACTCTGTCTGCTTGGTGCGACAGATAAAGAAATTGCTGAATTCTTCTCGGTTTCAGAACAGACAATCAATAGTTGGAAAAAGAAATACCCTGAATTTCTTGAGTCCTTAAAAAAAGGAAAGAATTTGGCTGATGCCAATGTAGCTTCTCGCTTGTATAATCGTGCTATTGGTTACTCATGCAAAGCAACTAAATTCGCTACATCTGATGGGCGTATAACTGACCAAAAGGAGTATATAGAACATTATCCACCGGACACAACGGCTGCAATATTTTGGTTGAAGAACCGACAGCCGGAAAAATGGCGCGACCGTAAAGAAGTTGATACCAATGTGAATTTAGGTGATGAACTTGAAAGTATGACCGATGAACAGTTAATAGCTATAATACGTGGCGAACAAGAGTAAAAGCAACCGGGAAATTCTTATAAAGCGTGCGAAGGCAGTAACAATTCTTCGCAAGCGGGAAGCTCAGAAAGATTTCTGGGCTTTCTGTTTATACTATGACCCGAAGTTTTTTGCAAAGCGTTTATTCCTGAAGAAAGTTGCAGAAGCTTTTATGCGTGTATATGAGTCATACTCTGCCGGCATAATCTATCGTCTTGCAGTAAGTATGCCGCCACGTGCAGGAAAGTCTTATATTTCATCTTTGTTTATCGCATGGATGCTCGGGCATTTTCCGGAAGAATCAGTTATGCGTAATTGCTGTTCTGATACATTGTACAATAAACTTTCCTATGATGCCCGTGATATTGTGAAGTCCAAACGTTTTCATGAGATATTTCCGGATATTTATCTTAAAGGTGATAAACAGAATGTGAAGAGCTGGAATGTTGAGGGAGCCCGTCAGGTTTCTTATTTTGGCGGTGGTGTTGGTGGAACTGTTATCGGTTTCGGTGCATCCATGCTCGCCATGACGGACGACTTGTACAAGAGCTTGGAAGATGCCTTATCCGATAATAATAATGAAAAAGTATGGTCATGGAAACAAGGTACGCATGATTCTCGTATAGAGGGTAACTGTTGTCTTATTGACATTGGTACACGCTGGTCTGCCAATGATGTACTTGGGCGTTTGGAAGAAGCAGGGAAATATAATGAAGTCATCCGTATTGCTGCTCTTGATGAAAACGAACGGTCCTTCTGTGAAGATGTACACACGACCGAATATTACCTTGAATTGCGCTCGGAGACAGACGAAAGTATTTGGATGGCCGAGTATATGCAGGAGCCATTCGAAGCAAAAGGTTTACTATTTCCGAAGTCTTCCCTTATGCGCTTTAAACTCGCCGATATTGCAGGTAAAAGACCTGATGGCACTATTGGCGCTTGTGATACTGCGGATAAAGGTGATGATGATTTCTGTGCACCATTCGCAAAGGTATTCGGACCGAAATACTTTATCACAGATGTATTATTTACCAAAGACCCGGTTGAGGTTACGGAGCCACGCTTGGCACAAATGGTAATAGATACCGAATGCGACCAGTTACGTATCGAGTCAAACAATGGTGGGCGTATATTCGCTATCAATGTGCGTAAACTTGTTACCACGAAAAGAAAGTCTTGTCTTATTCAGGCACGTCCTACTACTCAGCATAAAGAAACCCGTATTCTGATGAAAGCCGGCTGGATAAAAAAGCATTGCGTATTTCTTGATGAAACAGAATACACTAAAGGTTCTGACTACTGGCGCTTTATGAAAGCTCTTACAAACCATAAGCGTGAGGGAGATAATGCTCATGATGATGCACCGGACGGATGCACCATTCTTGCAGAGTTTGCCGAGTCAATCGGACTGAATTTCAAAAAAACAACGCGCAAAGTAGGACGCGGATAAAATTACTACATAAAGAATGTTGTGATTATATCCCAAATAAACCATAATAATAGATTTTCTCTACTTTGTTCTTGATATAAGAACCATTTGATTGTATTGGTTATTCTTTTAAGTCTTTTCATATTCTTCTTTTTTGAAGAATAGAGTTTTTGTATGTATGGTAGGGAATTTATAGTTGTGAAATACAATAGGAGGATATATTTTAAGAGAAAAGTATATGCCAGGAATATCCGAAATATTGAGTAATGATGACTTTTCTCGAATAGTCAGTGATTTATGTGTAGATACCATAGAAGATAGAGACCCAAAAGAATATTTGGAGGAATATAACGGAGAACGCCGCCGTCGTAAAACTTCAGTAGGTTTCCGTGAACCTAAAAAAGTGGCTGTATATTCAGATACAGAGTTTGAAACAGACCCAAATACTGGCGAAGAAAAACCAAAACGTTTGGAAGATAAGACTGTGCCGGTTGCTAAGATTGTAACTAATATCCCAAAGAAGATAGTACGTACAGCAGCAGCTTTTTTGTTCGGTGGGGATATGATTGTATCGGCAGATAATATGGATGATGATAGCTTGCAAGACTTCAAGCAGGTATTTGTCCGTAAGCTTAAGATGAAATCAGTCTTTATGAGATTTGCTCGTATTGTACTATCTGAAACCAAAGGGGCGATTGTCTTTTATCCTGTAACGAAAAGCAATATTAAGGGAACGGATAAGGATGGAAATCCTATCTTAAAAAAAGAAGTCGTATTAAAAGCCAAAATATTATCAACACCAAAGGATGATAATGTAACGAATGAATTTTACCCGCATTTTGACGATGATGATGATATGGATGGCTTCATTCATAAATACACAGCTATGGTTAATGGCAGAAGTTGTGAATGCGTGAAGATTTATACCGCTAATGAGATTATAACCGGAATCAATGATGGGCAGTGGGTTATAACAAAGGATAAGAATCTATTCGGGAAAATTCCAGTTGTCTATGCAGAGGTAGACCAACCGGACTGGGAAGATGTAGCAGTTCTTATGGATGCGTATGAAATGCGCCTTTCTCGAATGTCAGATACTAATGACTATTTTGGAGACCCTATGCTAAAGACTTACGGCCAGACCAATTTACCTTCAAAGGAAACGGTGGGAAAGGAGTTGAATTTCTCCATGGAAGTGGACCCGGATACCGGAACTGCTTATCATGGTGATGCAGAATATTTATCCTGGCAGCAGTCTATTGATTCTCAGAAAGAGGAAATCGCAAACGAAAGGCATGAGATATTTTCCGGTGCTTCTTGCCCTGACCTCTCCTTTGACAACCTTATCGGTATAGGTGATTTATCCGGAGTGGCTCGTGAGTTTATGACTATTGACGCAAAGATAAAAGCTACGGAACAGATGGAAATATTCGGTCCGGTGGTACAGCGTTGTGTGGCAATCGTGCAGGCTGGTATGGCCCGTATTTCCCATATCAAAAATGCTGGCGCAATAGAGGGAAATTATTTCGAGGTGAAGTTCGGTTCAATCTTGCCAAAGAACCTTACGGAAATTTTGCAGAACTTGGCTATTGCAAACGGTAATAAGCCTATTAATTCGCAAGAGACCATTACTGCAGAATCTCCTTATACAAAGAATGCCAAACAAGAGATTGCAACCATGAAGAAAGAAGAAAAAGAAATGGCACAAAACAGCAATCCTTTTGGTGCTACATTTCCTGCTAATCCAGATGAATGATGAAACGTAAAGGGCTTTCCTTTTATGATAGTCAGCATTTGCAAAAAATGTTGGTGCAGCAAAATGATATAACAGCTATCTTTAATCGTTTTATTGCTGCTATTTCCCCTTATCTTCAACAATGGGCAGATAAGGGGAAAGATAGTGTATGGGTAAGAAATCAGTCAATAGAAAAACGTATTGATAGGGAGCTGGTAAAGTTACAATCTGACCTACTTGCCAATATTACTCAATTTCAAATGGACGCATGGAAACGTTCTGAACTAAAGAATGATGATTTTATTTCAAGGTATATTGAGGGATTGGCTATCAGTACAGCTATAAAAGAAGGGCTGTTTGCTCATAATGCCAAAGCTATGTTGCAGCTAAAAAAAGGTATGGATATTAGGGGAAATGCCTTATCTGACCGTGTGTGGAATATTGCGGAGTTGGCAAAAGAGCAACTGGAGTATTATCTTGCATCCGGAGTATCGGTAGGCCGTAATGCCGGGCAGATAGGCCGGGATGTGCGCCAACTTCTTAAAGAGCCGGACAAACGTTTTAGGCGTGTGCGTGATGCAAATGGGAAACTGATTTTATCTCAGCCTATGAAAAATTATCATCCTGGCCAAGGTGTGTACCGTAGTGCAAGTATGAACGCATTGCGATTATCCTCTACGACAACCAATATGGCTTATCGTGCAGCAGATTATGAACGATGGAATGGTCAGGACTTTGTTTTGGGCATAGAGATAAGACGGTCTGATAGTAATCGAGGACCATGTGCACTTTGTGATTCGATGGTTGGCAAATATCCGAAAACATTTAAATTCACAGGGTTTCATCCATTTTGCATTTGTTATGCGATTCCAATAGTTATGGAACCGGAAGATTTGGCCGAGTATTTGGTAAATGATACGATACCGGAAGAACTTGTTGTGAAAGATATACCTCAATCGGCTAAAGCTTGGGTAAGCAAGAACCTTGAAAGGGCTAAAGGATGGAGCAATGAACCCTATTTTATTCGTGATAACCGGCAGTTCTTTGGAGAGTTGAAAACCAATATTTATACATTGGAAGAAAAGAAGTTTACCCGCACAAGAAGCACATCTGTATCGATGCAGCGTGCTATTGATTTTCTTTCAAAGGAATATCCGAATATTTCTAATACAAGGTTGGCCGCTATACATCATTATACTAAAGCCGGAGGCAACTATCGACAGTTAAATAAGCAGTTGTATAATGACAATCTTAGCGAGTTTAATAGAGCTGCCGCAATACTAATTCGTGAAGGGTTGAATTTGTTGCCAGCATTTAAAGGCATTATGTATCGTGGTACTATAATAAAGCGAAAGGAATACGAAGCTTTGTATAAGGATAAAAAAGAGGTTGCTCACAAGATATTTACATCATGTAGCAAATCTCCGGAAATAGCTGATATGTTTGCAAGTTATCGTCCTTTGAAAAGAAATGAAGTAAGCATTGTTTTTACGATTCAGGGTAAAAATGGAAAGGATATATCGAAAATCTCGGAATTTAACGGTAAATTTGTAGAGATGAACCAATACGAGGTTCTCTTTACAACTGATACAAGATTTGAGGTTGTCTCAATATTGGAGTTGGAAGATGAGATTAATATTGAATTGAAAGAATTATGACAGATAAAGTTAAAGTACCGGAAGTTACAGATGAGCTTCGCCAGTATTGGAAAGAAAGATCGGAAAGAATTCTCAGAAATTACGAAGCAGGAAAGTATGATGAGAATAACAAAGCAATGATGGCTTCCGTAAGTTGGGCAAGGTTAAGCATGGAGGAAAAGGAAGAGGGATATAAAAAGTATTACTTTATGTTTGACCGCTGGCAGGCGGAAGCTGATGCCATGTGTGGATATGATAAAGACGATGAAGATTAGTATTTAAAGTTTATTTGAATATAGGCTATCCGGGTGCGGGTAGCCTTTTTTATGGTAAAAATCCTGCTCCAATATATTTTAAAGCAAAAAGACTATGGAAATTTTAGTTGCAATTAAAAAAGCTTTAAAGAAAGCAGGTATTCCAGAGAAATATGCTGCAAAGGTAAAAGCCTTGTTTAATATTGAGAGCGAGGAAAATCTGGAAAACTATGTCTCTCTTTTTAAGGATAACATTCTTCCGGATTTGGAAGCAAGCGAGCAGAACAATCAGGATGTTGCCAATAATGCTATTGCTGAATATGAAAAGAAGCATGGTCTGAAAGATGGCAAGCCTATAGAGGGAAAGGGCAAAAAAGGGAAGAAAAACAAAACGGTCGTTGACGACGATGACGATGATGTAGATGATGATTTGGATGATCTTCCGCCTGCTTTCAAAAAGATGCTTCAAGCCCAGCAAAAGCAGATCCAGACCTTAACGGATAATATTTCCACCTTAACAAAAACCGTTTCCGATTCCGGCAAAAACGCGTCTGCTAAGGCATTGTTTGATACAGCCAATTTGCCGGAAAAATGGTTTAAGCGTATTGATGTAAATTCCGAAACATCTGTAGAAGACCAAATTAAGGAGCTTCAAGAAGAATATAAGGAAATTCGCCAAAGCGCAATATCAGATGAAGTGGAAGCAGGCAATTATCGTCCGTATGTAGCCCAGCCAAAAGACCGGACAGAAAAGGAATGGTTGGAAATCATGAATAAAGATGAGGGTACTGGGGATTCCAACGGGGTTGCCAGTCTCGGTATTGATTAATAATTAATCCATTGTAGCTATGTTTTTTAAGAAAGAAAAAGAATTTCAGTATCATCCTGCGGTCATAAAAATGCTCGAGGATGTTGTCGGTGGCGGTACCATTGTTCGAGCAGATTTAAGAACTGCGATTTTTGATGGTATGCCATTGGATGAATTGCCGCCATATTGTGTTGTCGGCAAAGATGAAAATGGAGGGTATCGTGTAATCAAGACTGCTTTGGTTACAGAAGCTTTGGAAGCAGAGGGAACGACTGTGAAAGTCAATAAAAGCCATCTGTTTGCTGTTGGGGATTTTGTTACTGTTGGAGGGGACTTGAAAGGTGCATCCGATAGAATTACAGCCATAGACAAGAGTAATGCCGGATATGATGTTATTACTCTTGAAGCCAAGATTGGCGCAGCAAAGGTCGGTCAAGTATTAGTCGGGGTAAAAGAGAAGAGTACGGCAGGAAAGGCAACCCTTGTTGCAAGTTCATCTGAGTTGGTGATAACCTTGTCAAAAGTTGATTTGACTGTTGCTAACCAATCATGCGGCTTAATGGTACGTGGAACCATTAGTGAAGGTAATATGCCCTTCCCTATCGATGCGGGCTTGAAGGCTTTGATGTCGTTAATCAGATTCGTAAACAAGAAATCATAATTGATTTATGGAAAGAAGTTTAATTAAACAAGTAAACAAGAAAAACATGAGCGCCCGTTTAAACTCGCGCCATGTAAAACCAATGTATTACCCTAATTTCTTTACTCCCAAAAGAGTTACAAGCTTGAAATGGGAAACATTGGTTGGAGAGAAAGGTGCTCCGGTAATTGCCGATGTCGTTTCTTTTGATTCTTCCGCTCCGGAGAAGACGCGGGAAGTAATCAGCAAAATGTCCGGTGATATTCCAAAAACAGCCGTAAAGCGTGGCATGAACGAAAGCGACTATCAGGAATATAAAAATCTAGAACGTGATGCGCAAGGAGATGCAGAGCAAATGGAGTTGCTGAATCTTTCTTTCAAAGATCAGGATTTTGTGTATAATGCAGTGCGTGGCCGTATGGAGTGGTGGGCTATGCAGTATATGAGCCGTGCAGGTTTCAACTTGTCAGCAAAGAATAATAATGGCATTGTAACCACTGAATTTGTAGGTTGTGGTATGCCGGCAGATAACAGAAAGAAATCTTCTGCAGACTGGGCTGATGCTGCAAAAGCTGACGGTTTGCAAGATATTGAAGATGTACTTTCTGCAGCAAGTGCCAAGGGGGTAAGTCTGCGATACATCATTATGCTGACATCTGATTTCACTTTATTGAAGAAGCAGAAATCAACTTTGGATAAGATTAAGGGCTGGATTAACCAGACATCGAAACTCGTTATCACCAAGAAGGTTATTAACGAGTATTTGGCTGAACAAGAATATCCGGCACAGATTATCACTATCAATCCGGCTGTGCGTATTGAAGATGCAAACCACAAACGTACTACTGTTTGCCCATGGAAGAAGCATCGTATTTGCTTCCTTGAGGATTTGAATGTTGGTAATATCCAGCACGGTCCTATTATGGCTGAAAATTCGGAGTCTTTGAAGAAGAAAGCAATCATGGTAAAGAAAGACTTTATCTTGGTTACAAAATTCTCTACTGAAGAGCCGTTCAAGGAGTGGACCAAGGCTGAAGCTAATGCAATTCCTGTAGTCAATGACCCGGAAGCTATGTATATCTTGCAGGCTGATGGTAAGGAATGGCCTTCTGACGAAGCAACAGAAGGTACGGATAATATTCCTGCCAAGTTCTTGGGTCAGGAAGTGGATGATGAAAACTTAGAACCGGGTGACGAAGAATAATACAGTTATGGCAACAATCAGAGAAACGATACTGGAATATCCCTCTATTGGAGATATGGAAGGCTTCTTGGAAAAGGTAGTATTTGTAAAGCGTGGTATTAATCCCGAAGAACAATGTACTACTGATAATATAAAGCAAGTTGGTCTATGTGTCGCTGATACGTATGCCATGCTGATAAATTCTCCGGATTTCACGGAAAACAAGTTATCTATCTCTCATCCCCGCTCTTACTATATACAGACTGCAAAGCAGTTATATATTGAGAACGGGGAGCCTGAAAAGGCTGCCAAATTAGGAAAGAAAATCATTATTAGGGGAAGGGCAAGGAACGCATGGTAACCAGATATCCTCATACTGCCTTGATAACTTATGAAATTGGCGGAAAATTAGTCAATGGTGAGTGGGTTGATGGAGAAACAAAAACTCTGTCAGTAAAGGGAAGATATGATTCCGTTAGTGATGGGCGCATAGTTATGAAGAAAAACAGCCTTGGCGACGAAAAGCAAGTACATGGCTATTTCTATACTAAAGTCCGTCCTGATATTGATGTTAAATATTTGCGTTTACAAGTTCCTTCTCTTAATGTTGATGTGGATATAATTTGCTGGGAACCGTATCAATCCCATTCAATTATAAATGTATGAAATCAGGACTGACGCCTTTGTTTTCGGATGCGGATATAGACCGCTGGTTTGACAAATTCCAAGAACGAGCAGAAGAAAGGATTTTTAAATTACTTTCTGCTGCCGGAGAAAAATTTGTAGAAGTGGCCCGTAAATCGGGTAACTATACAGACCGCACAGGCAATCTTCGTTCTTCTGTAGGTTATATAATAGCTATGGATGGAGAAACCGTTTCTGAAAACTTTGAGAAAAGCGGTAAAGGGAATGACGGTGATACTGGTATTTCCAAAGCCAGACAGTTGGCCGAAGATATTTCTTTGGCTTATCAAGGCAGTTACGTACTGATTGGTGTTGCCGGTATGGAATATGCGGTTCATGTTGAAGCCAAAGGAAAAGATGTGGCTACTACGGGATATATCCAATGTCAGGAGTATTTGCGTAAGGCATTGATTAGGGTATTTGAAAAAATCTAGTTTATGGATGAATTTGATGTAATAGATTTCGTATATGAAGCGATAGAAGCTGCCGGTACTGGAATTGCCATATATAAAGACAAATCTGAGGCCGGTGTTAAGGACGAACATATCGTAATTAATCATCTATCATTAACGGAGTTGGATTTCATTAATAAAATCCCTGTAAATGTGAATGTGTTTGTTCCTTTGAAGCATAATGGAATGTATCAGCGTCAACGTATGAAAGAGTTAAAACGTATGGTGCGTAAGGCTCTTGCTTCGATAAATAGCGATGATGGCAATTGTAGAGAAATAGAGGATTTCCTAAGTATTCCGATACCGGATTTAAAAGAGGGATTTATGTGTACTAATATTCGATTTAATGTAAAAGTGGATAATTGATTATGGCAGAAACAAAAACGGTAAGGCCTATTGCTATGGGCGTAGGCGCGATTAGAATTGCAGATGTTGGTGATGGAGTGCCGGGAACGGATTTTACCACACTTCCCTTACCCACCAAAAGTAGTGTTGCTTTCAACTTTGCAGACCCTAAGGAAGTGAAGATAGACATTGAAGGCAGTACCGAACCCTTATATGTGGAATTTGTAAAAGATACCACTGATTATATTGAGTTCTCTATTCCTACTCCAAGTAATGATACAATAGCATTGCTTGCCGGTGGAACCGTTGACAAAGGGGAAGAATTATCTCCAAAGGATGTTTGGAATAAGCCTACGGATATTCCGTCAATCAATAAGACATTCCAATGCGAAACATTGCCCAAAAAAGGAAAGAAAGTAGTTTATACTGTTGTCAATGGTAAGATAGCAGCTAAGATTTCGCAGGCTCCGGGTGCAGAACAAGCAGAGTTGTTATTGGTTCGTGTGTACGTACAGGCAGCAATTACAGAAAAAGGGGAAACCAAAACTGCCTTTATGCGTGAAGTTACTGATGCGGCGCCTAAAGCTAAGGCGGCCAAAACCGCATCCAAGTAATAACTATGGTTCTATATAGCTCAGTCGGCAGAGCGCATTGTATAATGAGGTCGGCGGTTCGAGTCCGCCTATAGAAACAAACTTTTGATGGATAGGGGCGAAACAATTCTATAATAGTCGCGAATATTATGGAGTTTTCCCGGAAGTACAACGGGATAGCCCCTTTGGATAAATTTATGAGCGTAAAGAATTTGTTTAAATTGGAGTCGGCTTCCATAACGGAGCAACCAGTCAAGATACCATTTGATTTTAGCGAGAAAAAATCTATTCCGGCAGGAAAGGAAGTCGGGGATAGTATAGTCATACGTCCGATAACGGTTAGGACATGGTTTAAGTTGCGACCTCTTTTGCTTGAAATAGAACCAGCAGACCTTGATAAGATGATTGTCAAGTCTGATGAGCCGACTAGTGATTTTCCGGCTATGATGGATAAGTATGGAGAGTTGCTTCTTGATATTGTATGTTTGGGCATTCATAATAAGCCGTCGGAGCCACCGGCATGGTTTCGCAATGTTCTTATAGATAATTCCACATGGGAAGATATACGAATACTTCTCAATGCCATATTCTTTAGAATAGGTTACTTCCCTTTTTGCGACTCTATCACGATGCTTCAGAACGTGAGCCCATTGGAAGAGACGGAGATAATAGCCGCTCAGAAGAATCTGCAAAGTTGGCAGGATACAGTCAAGCAAGATTCTTAGTTATAGTGCATGATTCGTTAGGATTGACTTATAGGGAAACAATGGAAAGCAGTTATTCCTTGATTGAAATAATGATGCAGGAATATGCTTCTGTGATGAAAGAAAGAAACCGGACAGTTGATGAAGATGGAGAAACCGAAGGTGTGGATTATGAATGGGTTGAGTTACCTAGTTTTGATGATCCGACAAAAACAATTCGGATGAAGAGGTACTATGATATTGAAGGCGCAAAAGCGAAATAATGCCTGTTTTTATATATTACAATGTTGAAACATTGTTTCATGTCTTGTTTTTAGAGGTTGATGCCCCGTGTCTGTGAAGATATGGGGCTTTTTTATATTTTAAAAATAAATGAATTATGGGTATTCAGAATAAAGATGGTGCATTATATTTTGCTACAGGCATAGATAATACCGGACTTTATAAAAGTCGTCGGGAAGCTATTGGTATAATAAAGGCGATGGCTGATGAAATTACATCGTTTGATGTGTTCGGAGGTATCGGTATCAGTGCAGGGATAGCCTTTGCTCGTGCGGCCAAAGAATCATACGATTTTGAAAAACGTTTTCAGAAAGCCATGCTTGAAGTTGCTACTCTTTCTAAAGAGGTAGACGGTAGTTTGACAGAATACATGAATCGTGTTATGGATATGATTCGTGATATTCCTATTGCCGGTGATGAAGCGGCTAAAGCATTGTATCAAATCGTGTCTGCTGGTCATGATGGAGCAAATGGTATGGAAATTTTAGAGGTATCCGCTAAGGCGGCTACCGGCGGTCTGACTGAAACGGCAACGGCTGCTGATGCCATTACTACTATTTTGAATGCTTACGGTATGCAGGCAGATAAAGCAAAATCCGTGTCCGATAAGCTATTTACTACGGTCCGTTTAGGTAAGACCACGTTTGGGGAACTTGGCACAAGCATTGCCCAAGCAGCACCGATTGCTGCTTCATTTGGCATAAGCCTTGATGATGTACTGGCTGCTGTGGCTACTATAACTAAGCAAGGTGTACCGACATCGGAAGCCATGACAAAGATACGTGCTGCTATACTTGGTACAGCTAACCAGCTCGGAGATGCAGCTTTCCAAGGCCGTACATTCCAAGAAGCATTACAGTTGATTTACGATAAAGCTGATGGTTCTGCAACCAAGATGAAAGAGTTGCTTGGTACTGATGAAGCATTGCAAGCTGCATTGGCTCTTACCGGAAAGAATGCCAAGGGAGCTTCTAAGGATTTGGCGGAGTTGGGAAATTCCGCTGGAGCTGCGGAAACTGCTTTTAAAAAGATGAATGATAGTACTGAAAATCAGTTGGTACTTCTTCGTAATAATATAACTGCGGCACTCCGGCCAATGGGCGAGGAAATAATGAAGCAAGTTGCCGGTATCGCCGAAAGTTTTAATAATGCGTTTTCTAATGGGGATTTGGTAAACACATTATCTACCTTGCAAGATTTGTTGGTAGTAGGTGCTACGGCGTGGGGAAGCTATCGTGTTGCGGTATTGCTCGCTGCGCAAGCAGAGTTGTATCAACAGGGATTGGCTAAAGGGTGGACCCTATCGATGCAACTTCAAGCAAACTGGCTTAATATAGTCAGCAAGGCAAAGGAAATACTTGCCATGAAAACAAAAGCATTGAATGCTATAATGGCTAAAAGTCCTTATATGCTTATTGCAACAGCTATAGCTGCTTTGGGATATGCCATATATAAGCATATAACATACGTTAGTGAAGCAGAGAAGGCAAATAGGAAATTAAATGAGTCTTATAACGAGTGCATAGCATTACAGTTGAAAGAGAAAAGAGCATTGGATGATGTATTTTCGGCATTGGCTCGTGCTAAGGAAGGGACAGAAGAGAGAAGGAAAGTGATAAACCTGATAAACGGACAGTATGGAAGTTATCTTAGTAATATGCTTACTGAAAAATCCTCTGCAGAAGAAATTAAGAGTGCTTATGACCGTATAAATGCTTCATTGAAAGAAAAGATTGCCTTACAGATACAAAACCAAGCTACCGATGAAATCGCTACATCTGGAGTAAAGAAGCAGGCTGATGAGTTGGAGAAGATTCGCAAAGGGCTTTCAAACTTTTACTCTAACGAAGGTGTGCTTGACCTGACTGTTCAGAAAGTTGTTGATAGCGTTTACGAGGCTCATAGGCAAGGAAAGGGAAATGTTGGTTTGGTATATGATATTCAACGTGATATCGTAGCAGATCTCAAGAAAGAAGGCAAGATAGTAAAAAACTTAGGGGATGATGTGGCAAATGCTTTGGATGAATATATCAGAAGCGTTTATTCGACCGAATATAAAATCTATCAAGTAAAAAAGAGATTTGCTCCGTTTATCAAAGGTCTGACTTCTGTCAATACTGGTACGACCACTACGACTACTACGACAACCGGCACAACTGTGGCTAATACAGAACCGGATAAAAAAGATTATAAAGGCGATATTGAGAATGCAAAAAAAGAACAGGGAAAACTGTTTGAACAATTTTCAATGGATTTGCAACAGATGAGAATCGATGCAATGGAAGAAGGAGAAGAAAAGTATCAAGCTCAGCGCCGTTTGGATTTTCAGAAAGAGTTGTTTGCGATAAAAGAACATGGAGAAGCTTTGATAAAGGCTCAACAAGAAATCGAAAAAAGACAATGGGAGGAAAGGAATAAAGGTAAGAAGAATAATGAAAAGGGAGTTTTCAAGCCTACAACTACATCCATAGAGCAGTTACCACAAGAGCAGAAAGACTTATTGAGTAATATGTATTCTGAAGCTCAAGTTAAGAATCTGATGAATGAAGAAAAAATACTCAAGGAAAAATACGATGCCCTTATTGCTCAACTTGATGATTATAAGAGCCGCGAATACACTATAACCAAAGAATGGGATGAAAAGATTGCTCAAGCTGCAGGGAATGAGGAATTGGTAGATAAACTAACCAAAGGCAAAGAAAAAGCCTTGAACGAGTTAAATGCACAGATGTTGATGCAGTCGGATGAATGGGTAAAATTGTTCGGCGATTTGGATAACCTTACCATTTCCGAAATAGAAAATCTTATTCAGATAATCAAGTCGCAAGCTAAAGATTTGAAGCTGGACCCTATTAACCTGGATAAGGTCTTGGAGAAGCTGAAAGATGCGGAGAATGAAATCAAATCTCGTAACCCGTTCCGCAGCTTGGTTACTCATATAAAAGAATATCAGAAAGAGGCTGATAAGACTAAAAAGAAAGCATCCTTAAAAGAAATATTTGGTGATACTTCCGAAGTGCTTGGAATGGTGAACGAATGTTTTGATTCGGTCATAGGCGGTTTAAAGAACATGGGATTGGCTGGGGATGAAGAAACCCAAAAGTTACTTGGAAGTATATCCAATATGGTTGGGTCGGCAGGTAAGCTGGCCGGCGGTATTGCTTCCATGAATCCGGCTGCTATGATTTCAGGTGCCGTTGGGCTTATATCTTCTGCATTTGATGTCTTTGACCGAAGAAGTCGTAAGGCTAATCGGGAAATTAAACAGCATCAAGAGAATGTGAAAAACTTGGAAAAGCAATACCGGCAGTTGGAACGTGAAACAGCCAAAGCTATCGGCAGTGAGAAATATAGCAAGCAGATAGAGCAGGTAAATAACTTGTATCAAAAGATAGCGGAAACTGAGGGTATGATAGCTGCAGAGCAAAGCAAAAGGTCTAAAAAACGTGACGACGGGAAGATTGCTGATTGGGAAAGCCAAATAGAGGATTATAGGGATAAGATAGAAGAACTCAGACAGGGAATTATAGATGAATTATCAACGACTGATTTGTATTCATTTTCCAATGATATGGCTTCGAGTATTGTTGACGGATTATGTAATGGTCTTGATAACGGCAAAGAAGCTATACAAGAAAAGATAAATGACTTGATGAAGAATGTCATATCTAAGCAACTGGACGTTTTTGTAATCCAAAAATCGATGTCCGATATGTTTCAAAAAATGGCAGATGCTTTTAATGAAAACAGTGCCGGCGGTTTTGAACTTACCAACTGGGAAATAGACCAAATTGTTGCAGCGGGTCAGCAGGGAAAAGATCAGATATTGGGACAGTTGGGGCGTTATCAGGAATTGTTGAAGAAGTTGGGACTTGTAAATAGCGAAGTTGAAGATGAAATGGAGAATGGCGTTACTGGTGAGCTGCAGGCTGCGGTAACTGAGGGCACCGCTTCCCAGCTTGTAGGTTTATGGAATATGTCTGCTTTAGACATACGTTCTTTGCTTAATTTGAGCCATGAGCATTTTATAGAATGCCGGACGCAGCTTGCCAATATAGCTAATATTTATGTGCAGATTATTGGAATAAACAATAATACAAAAGCAACGGCAGATAATACCGGAACTCTTGTTGAGGAACTGAAAACGGGTATCAAATCATTGGAAACAAAGCTTGATGAAATAAGAAAAAACACTAAAAACTATAATGGGAGAGGATAGTATGGAACTGAAAGAACGAATTGCATTATTGGCAGGTGCTGCCGGAGCCTGCGATGAAGGGCTTCAAGAGTTGGCTGAAACAAAATCCAAGGCAGAGATGATTAGATGTTTCTTTGATAATATTAAGTTTTGTCTTTCAAGACATACCCCATCGAGTGCATTTATTCGCTCTAATTTTGGAGATATGATGCACGGACAAGGATTATATGCCGATGAAACAGTAAATGTGAAAAATCAAAAGGAAGTAGCCCTTGTGGGGGAATGTTATGCCGTAGTGGAAATAACAGAACGCATGATGTGCCGAATATGGGCTGCTGATAGTACAAAGCTGAATCTTCGGGCTTCCAATGGGGCACGCTTGATTATAGATGCTTTGGATAATGCAGATATAATCGTAGATGAATGTAGTGGTGCTCATGTTACGGTTTATCTATATGGCAATGCAACTTGTACGGGAGCTGATTTAATAGTTCGGAAAGGAGCCACTTATGAGTTATAAACTTGACGATATAGATATATCTTCTTACGATGCTTTTCCCTATGTAGGTCAGACAAAAGATTGTATTGCCATATCAGGAGTATTTGACCTTCCTAAGCGTAAAGGAATAACGGAATATAATTGGGGAACCGGTATTGAACCGTTTGTTGATGCAGAAGATATTGAACTGGATGGCCGGACTTTACTTCTATCTTTGGTGGTTCGCTCTGAAAATGTAAAATCCCAATTAGATAAGCTAAAGAAGGCTTGTATTTCATGCAGGCGTTTATCGACCGGATTTGGTAGCTTTAATGTTATCTGTAAGGATGAGATTTCTGTAGAAGAATATGTTACTTTGAATATGGCTATTGTGCAAGTAAAATTTTGGCAACAAAGCTATATTCCGGCAGAAATAGACATTAATCCGTCAGGTGGGAATAACTACGTAATGGATGGCTATTCTTTAAGTGCTGATTTTGGGATTTATGTATCTTCTCGTTCTGGTGTTGAGGCTATTGGAAAGCGAATAGAGATAGGTACGACTTTGCCATATATGCAAAATAAATATCGTGAGCCTACCACATTGACATTAAAGTGTACTATGCTGGGGAGCAGCTTGGAAAGGTTATACTCAAGCATGAGCAGGTTTTCAGCTTTGTGTATTAGTCCCGGTCTTAGAAATTTGACTCTGAAAGATAATGAGCGCATGAGAATATATTTTAAAGATGGAATAACCGTTACAGTGCGGACTAAGCATGTATTGGAATTCGATTTAAAATGTAGAGTAATGCAGCAATGATTGACATCTTAGAGGTATATCGTGTAGTTTCTGGAATTGATACCAAGGTAGCCAGTATTGCATCTGATGATGCTATATTGGCTAATGGCATAATGAATAAGAATGAAGTATCGGTAACTGTGGTAACTGATACCATTCCTGATATTCAAGAGGGGGATTTTATAAGGGTTGGCGGAATAAAATATAAAATTAATCGTGCATCTGAATTTGCCGATAAAAGTTCTGTGAATCATACTACAACATACTTATTTGAAGCACCGGAATATACTTTAATAGATAAGATTCTCACCAATAAGATAACCAAAAGCGTCCGCGTTACTCTTACGGGAAAATTGAGGGATTGGTTGGAATTGTTGATATGGAATGTCAACAAGACAAATGACAATCCTTTAGGGGTAGATACGGGGTGGCAGCTTGGCAATATTCCTGATACAGAATATATGACATTGTCTTTTGACGGGATAGATTGCCGTAGTTTATTATCAGAGTTGGCTTCGGCGTATGGCTATGAGTATTATGTACATGACCATACGATAAATTATGTATCACGCATTGAAAATGAAAGAAATCTGACATTTACACAAGGGCAAGGTGGCGGATTGTATGAGGTAGAGCAAAGTAACGTGGATAGTGGTGATGTTACTACCCGTGTATATCCAGTTGGTGGAACAAAGAATATGGCTCCAGGGGAAGGCGATGAAGAAGGACGTTTGATGTTGCCCGAAAAGTATTTGGAAAACTTTTCAGAGACCAATCGGGCAGTTGAGAAAAAGATTGTCTTTGATGATATTCATCCCTCTTTTACTGGTTTTGTTGAGAATCCTACGGGGGAGAATTATCGTGAGTTTATATGCCGTGATATTGATTTTAATATCGACGAATTGGCTATTGGTGATGATGCGCGTATTAATTTTCTCACAGGAGATTTAATGGGAAAATCCTTTGAATTTAAGTGGGATAATTCTAATAAGAAAATAACCCTAATCTACCAAGAAGATGAATTGGCTCCCATTGATCCGGAAACCCAAAGCAGACCTCTTATCCCATCAACGACTAAACATTTGAGAGGTGGTGAGGAGTTTAATTTTACCGGTATTCGTCTCGGAGAGGCATACAAGCAAGCTGCAATATCAAAGTTACGTGAGAAAGCTACGGATTGGCTTGCTTTTAATTCGCAAAAAAGGGTAAAGTTTACTCTTGATGTGGATTATCGTTATATGAGGGAAAAAGGTGGCTTAGAGTGTGGGGATTTGATAACTGTAAGCATACCGTCTCGTAATATCAGTAGAATCATTCGTATTGTTTCCACAGAAAAGAGTCTGAAAACCGGAAAACTATCGTGTGTCGTATCAAACTATCTGACAGAGAAATGGGAAGATAAGATAGAAGGGCAGATAAGTTCTATGCAGGCCACTATAAACGGCGGTGGTGGAAATGGTAGTGTTACGGTTCTGGAAAAGTATGATGAAAGACCTTTTACAGATAAGAATGTACTCTCATCGCTTCGCACGTTGAAGGAAATAGCGGAAAATGCAGTAAGCAAAAAGTTAAACGATACAGCAGCGGGGTTAATAACATTTTTAAAAGGCATTAAACTTGGAGATTTTGTTCAAGGTAAATCAGGAGCCAATATTGATGATTTAGGGAATGCTGAATTTCTGACTGCTGTTATTCGGGAGCTGCTTCGCAGTACCAAGTTTGTAGATGGATTGATTGGTGAAGGCTGGCAGATATGGATAGACCAACTTACCGGATTAAGTCATCTCACTATAGATAAAGCTACTATCCGGCAATCATTGGTAGCCCTTGAACTGCTAATACAGAAAGTGCGTAGCATAGGCGGTCAATTTATCGTTTCTGCAGCTAACGGAAAAATAAAGGATGTTATTCGCCAAGGTAATAACTACCGCATCCTTTTTGAGCAGGAATGTGATTTTATGGCCCATGACTTGATGCGTTGCGCTGTTACTAGTGGTGCGTCTCGCAAGGCTTATTGGGTGGAAATTGCTTCGGCCGATGTAAACGGTGTTACGGTACCTGTTTCCGAATTTGGCGGTGTAGCCCCAACTGTAGGCGATGAGTGTGTATTGATGGGAAACACAGAGAATAGGTTACGTCAGAATCTTATCAGCATATCGGCTACAGAAGACGGACAGCCTCGTATCGATATTTTGGACGGAGTAAAAGCCAAGAACTTCAACGGATGTTTGCGCTGTCGTTTCGGTAATTTGGATGGTATTAAAGATAGTTCCTTTCCCGCCGACAAACAACCTAAAGGAAATGGGCTTTATGGCGATAACGTATATTTGAAAGGTACATTTGTCTTAATGACCGGTGAGGATATATTGACACGCTTTGAGATTACAGAGGGGAAAATACATTCAGCGGTAGAAGGCTTGCGCCAAGAAATACGTGAGGAGCAGAGTTATTTTGATAACACTTCTTTCGCTAACGGTATGGAGAAATGGACAACAGGGAAGAATGCAACTTTGCTGACATTGGGTGGAAAGTGGATATGGGCGAATAATGGTCCTTTGTCGACAAAACCGGGCGGTCATGCTGAAATACGCACAGACGGAAAGATACCATACGCATATATCCGAAACAGCTACATTATGCAACGGTTGGAAGATTTTCGCTTAGTGCCGGAATATAAGCAAACCAATAGTGAGGGGCTGAAAGTACCAGGGGTTGTGTATTTGTCTTTTACATATCGTGTAGTCAAAGCTGGTAGTTTGAAGATTGAGTTTGTTAATGCCGATAAAACCGGATTTGAAGATTTTGCCATGTTTGGATATGAGGAAGAACTTCCAGTATCTAATACCGAGAGGATGTTTACGCTTGATGGATTGTGGAATGGTACAGGCGATTTCAAGCTTTCTTTCACAGGTGTCATTTATATTTCTTTGCTGGTATTCTCCACAAATAAAGTGGATGCACTTACCTACAAATATCGGACACTGTTTGAACAAAGTGATCTTCTGGTGAAAATAGCAGCCAGTAATTTTGACAAGGATGGTAACATTCTTGAATCTTCCCAAATAGTGACCAAGGCTGATATGAACTTGTTGGCTTCCGGCCTTTTTGATGGAAAAGGGAATCTTGTTTCTGGAGCGGGATTGATTACGAAGAGTGATACGGCTGGAATGTTTGCTATTGACAGTGACGGAAATCTTAAATCATTCATCGGTGCCAGTACTGAAGGTATCAAGTTAAAGGCTGACAATATACAGTTGGAGGGGCTTGTTACAGCTAACGGAAACTTTAAGATATTGAAAGACGGAAGCATTGAAACTAATAATGCTAAGATATATGGAACTGTATATGCTTATGAGGGTAAAATAGGTGGTTTTACACTTGATTCGGGGCGGTTATATTGGAAAGCCGGTGACTATTTCGGTAATGACTCGCGTAGCCTAAAACTCGGTGTGTCGCAGTCTGATATGGAAGGTATCGTGGATGTGGCTTTCAACGCAGCTACCCAAGGACGGTTCGGAGTGAAGTCTGTCGGTTCCAATTTGGGCGGTGCTGCCATTTATGCTTCCAGCAAGTCTTCTGGACAGAGCTATCCTATCAGTGCCAATACTTATGCTGGCTATTTTGATGGTGGTGTACATGTGAACGGTGCTGTGTACAGTGATGATATGCTTTCGAATAATTACGGTACAGGATGGACACTTGACAGTGATGGTACTTACATATACAGGAAAGGAGTGAGCGGAAATTTTAAATGGAATATAAAAGGTGAATTTGGCATGTCCACCAGCTACAATCTTGAAGTGATTAACGGTATTGTAGTAGGCATGACAAATGGATTATAAATTCAATTGAGTATGAAAGTGAATTTTTATGACTATTTCAAGGATTTTGACGGCCAGCCGTTGCGGATAAATAATGAGCCGCAAATTGTTGGTCATATTGTAGCGCAATGCCTATTTAATGGGACGAGCATTCGTCCGAGTGGTAACCAGCAGACAGATACTGATAAAAAGTTACGGGCGTATCGCTTGTGTATGCAGATAATGGATGCAGAAGGGGAAATTGATATAACGGCGGAAGATGCTGTACTAATAAAAGAAGCAGTTTCCGGTCTTACTCCTGGTTGCTATTCGCAAGTTGTAAAACTAATAGAAAAATAGGCTTATGGCAGAAGGAATAAATATCGAACAGATTGTTCAGGAGGTATTGGACCGTGTACTCCAATCTTCTACCGGTGTGGAGGATATGGAGACTGTAACCTCCCTTACCGGAGTGAAATCACTTCCCGGCCAGAAAGGGGATAAACTGGTGAATGTTCCTTTTGAACTGATAAGTAAGGTCGCGAATGATGCGGCTACCCGTGCGAATGCAGCAGCAAAAGAGGCGGAAGAATCCATTGCCGGATTGGAAGACAAGACGCAAGATGCTATTGATGCTGCCAAAGACGCAAACGATGCAGCAGCCAAGGCTGAAGATGCTGTAGAATTAGTGGAGAATACCACGACAGCATCCTTACAGGGAGCTACGGCTCGTTTCTCCGGTATTATTGAGGAAGGAGAGATTAAGGCGGATAAAAGTACCGTGCCGGGTGGGGAAATAGTATGGGTAAGGAATGCGAAAAGGTTTGCCTACAGAGTAGAAGGTTCACTGCATGGTGATTGGGAATCCGATGGCATACCGTCATCTGCTATGTTCCAAAAGAACGGCATACCGCTTGCGGATAAGCTGTATATGCAAGGCACTTCTTTGTATGTGCTTGATGCTGGCGATTTAAAGGTATTGGCATATCGTCATGAGCCTATAAGTGAGGATGATTTTGAGGCATTACCTGAAAAGGATGATAATATATTGTACCTTATCTACGAGGAGGATTAAATATGATAAGCATACATGGAAAGGAAATAACGGCTGTATACATGGGAAAACGTGCTCTATCGGCTGTTTATGTTGGGGCAAGGCTAGTATGGTCTGCCATAAGCAGTTGCTTTGGAATTGGTTATTGGAAAGGTGATGAGCCGTGGAACGGAGCGGACGCATGGAACGGTAGCAACAATTAACGAATAATTTTGATAATATAAAAGAGATAATATTATGGCAAAAAGAAAAATAAGCGGTATTATTGATGCTTCCGAGCATCCGATGAATCTTGAAACACCATGGAACCAAAAACAACCTGACGGTACATATCATGCCTATGCAGGCGATGACATCGAAGCGTTTCTAAAGAAGGAACTGTCAAACCGTACCCCTACCGAGGAACTGGTGAGCGGAGAGACGAAACCTCCTACATCCGGAACGGTGTTCGATGCGATGGTGGGAACGGTAACGGATATCGACGTGACAGATAGTGAGGATGGCACGCAGTATGTAATGACCGTGACGCAAAAAGCCAAGGAAGGCGGTGAGGAAACCAAAGAGGTGCGTTTTTCGAAATATACGGATGATGATAAGGTGGTGGTAAGCATTGACCTTACCGACACATCCGGTTCCATTCTTCCACCATCACAATATCTTGCTTTAGGAAGTGGATTTACAGTGAAATACTCGGTGGGTGTTGCTACTGCCGGAGGAAGTGATGTAGATGGTTACTCTGATCTGAAGGCAAGAGTGATTATAAAGAGAGGTTCTACTGTGCTTTCTGAATTTCAGAAAGCGGAATTTGTGGGAGTGGTAGCCGGACAAACTTATACTTTTGACGCTTCTCCTTATCTGAAAGATGCAACAGCCTATACAGTACAGGTAGAGGCGCAGGCTACCTATAACGGAGAAAACCTTATGAAAACATCGGCGGCAAGGGTAACGATGGTGGCTATGGAATTAAGCACCACTTATTCGGTGGGTAACGGATTGGCTGACGGGGGATATAAAAATGATGTGAATATTCCTTTCACGATTAAGGGTACTACCGGTGAGAAGAATATCCATTATCGCTTGAACGGAGGAACACCTTATACGCTCGGTCTTTCTTCGGGTTCCGGTATTCAATCAAAGAATATAACCGTTCCTTTATCCGATATGGTAGAGGGGGTAAACGTAGTGGAAGCATACGCATTGCATGAAAATTCCGGTGTAATGAGTGAGGTGTATTACATTACGCTACTGAAAGCCGGGGATACGGTGAAAGAATATGTTGGAGCAATGTTTGTCCATAAGGCGACAGGCTTTCAAAAGGAGTGGAAAAAACCGATATTGAACGCTGAACAGTTTACGGCATGGGACTTCACTTATGCAGCGTATGACCAAAAATCGAATACCGCTACGGTGAGGATAGAAAGCGGAAAAACGCTTGTTAAAGAGGATAGGTTGCCGAGGGGAGGGATAGGAAGCTATGGAAAGACAAATGTAAATGTTGAGCCTCAAAGTTATATACTATCTTGTGGAACAGCACAGGCAGTACTGGATGTAAACACTTCATCCCACCCGGACATAGAAGCTATTCTGTCGCCCGATGCAGTATGCGCGTTTGATGCTTTCGGGAGAAGTAATACGGAAAATAATGCAGCTTCGTGGACGAGTGGCAGCAAGTATATGGAATTTGAGGAAGTGCTTTGGAGTGTAAATAATAATGGTGCAGGAAGCGGATGGTATAAGGATAGGCTTCTTTTAAGTAACGGTGCATCCATGACACTTACGGCCGATGGCGGTTATCATCCGTTCAACGAAGTTGATAAACCTATAGGCTACTCTATCCGTGAAGTTGGAATGACGATTGAAATCGAATACAGCACAGCTAACGTAACAGATACGAAAGCGGAGTTGATAACCTGTCTTGGCAAATTGAATAATGGAAACCGTTACGGTCTTGTAGTAACACCGGAAGAAGCCAAGTTCCTTACAGGTGTGGTAACCGAAGCAATGGATGGCGGTGAGATAATCCGTTACGAAGATAGTGTAGGTACAAAATTCGAGCCGGGTACGAATATAAAGATAACTTACGTGTTTTATCCGGATATAGAGGCTAACGAACAGAGAGGATTGATAGGTTTTTATGTGAATGGTGAGGAAAGTGCTGCATCGAAATGGTTGGATAAGGTGAATTTCGACATAACGGAACAATTACGTTTCAAATCGGACGGTGCAGACCTTTTTATCAAGAGTATCCGCATCTATGATAAGGCTTTGGCTTCGGATGAAGTCTTGAATAACTACATAGTAGACCGCAACCACTTGGAAGATACGGAGAACGAACAAGGGGTACGTTCGCTTGACGAGGATAACAGGGTGTTAAGTGAGGGTGATACCGTGAGCATGGATAAACTTATGGGAATGATGGCGAAACGCAAGAATTCGATACTGATGCTTATAGGTACAGGTAGCGTAGGAAGCGAGGTACCGAGTGAAAGCGATACGCTTAATGTAATGGATGCGTTAGCGCAGTTAAATAACAAGAAAGCGAATAAATTGGTGAGAGAAATTCGTTTCTATAATGGTGAGGATAGAAATTTGGATTTTATCCTGAAGAATGCTTATGCAAGAATACAGGGAACGTCATCCGTGAACTATGCGAGGAAGAATCTTCGTTTCTACTTCCAGAAAACAGCACCGGGTGAGACTGTAAGTTTGAGCTATGGTGAGATAGATGGAAACGGTAACCAAAGCAATCCTATAACCACTGAGGGTAAAAAGAATCTTTTCAAACTGCGTAAAAATTCTATCGGTGCGAAACTGGCGTGCCCGAAGTGCGATTTCTCCGATTCGTCCATGACTACCAACACTGGTGGTGCTAAATTCATACATGACGGACTAAAGGAAATGGGGCTTCTTACTCCTGCACAGAGGTATGCACAAGATCACGGAATTACGGACGACATTCGCTCGGCTATAGACGGTATGCCGTGCGACCTCTTTGTTGCGAAATCTGTGGATGATGATTTGACCTATTACGGGCAGTACAACACCAACAATGAGAAGAGCGATAGTTATCCGATATTCGGGCAGGACAAGACCATAGGCGAGGAAACATGGGGAGAGGGCGACACACTGAATTATCTCGAAGCCGATGAAGAGGGGCATAAGCAGTACCTTCCAATCTGCTTTGAAACATTGAACAACTCCAACCCCTGTTGCCTGTTCCAGTGGCTGCCGAGTACGGAAGCCGACCATGCAGACTTTATGGACAACAACTTCGATGGAGGACTGGAGTTTAACCACCCGAAAGACACTTTTTGGTCGGATGGAGGAGGTGATGAGGCCGAAGAACCCAATTTGAAAGACCACCTCGGCACCGGCGACAAGTACGACAAGATGTACAAGGCTGTCGATCGTATGATGGGCTTCGTTTATCGTTGTATGAAGGAAACAGAAGCAGGAAAGAATCTCACATATAACAAGGAAACACATTTGTTTGAAAGCGTGGATTATGAGGATGCAAATGGTAAATTTCCTAAAGCCAAGTGGACGAGTGGCACTTTCAAGAAAGAAGCGCACAAGTATTTCAACCTGCCATATCTGATAGCTTACTATCTGTACGTGGATTTTAATCTTGGTGTGGACCAGTTGGCGAAGAATATGTTGATAAGGACATGGGATGGTGTGATATGGTACACCACTTACTATGACGGTGACTGCCAGCTCGGAAGTGATAACAAGTCGTTCCTTACCGGAAGGTACGATGATAACCGCCAGACTAAACGTGATGGGGCGTATGTGATGCAGGGGCATAACTCTTGGTTATGGAATCTGATACTTGCGAATTTCTCTGAAATGATGACTGAAATAATGGTTAACGGCTATAATGGCGGTACTTCGTTTATGTCAGCTTTCAGCATTCAAAAGGCTTTAGACCATTTTGATACGGAGCAGATGCAAAAGTGGTGTTCAAGGTTGTATAACAAATCGGGTATTTTTAAATATATCTATCCGTTTTTGAATGAAATGCCGGTGGGTTCTGACGGAGCGAAACAGACCTATCCTCAGATTTATGGTTTGAAAGGGTCATTGAAGGCTCATAGAGGGTATTTTATAAAAAGAAGATATGACCTTAAGCAAGTGGAGTATGGTTATGTTTCCACTCTTGGAGCACAGTTTTACCAATCCACTGCATCGTTGGATGCCGGTTATATATTGAAGCCCATGCAGTTCGCTTTAACCATTCCCTATCGTGTGCAACTATCAACATCAAATGGTGTTCAGGCTGATAGCGGTGTGGTGGAAGCCGATACACTTCATACATTGCAGTTAAAAGGAATGTTCGGGGAGAATGACCCGCTGAAGATTATCGGTGCGGCCAAAATCAAGGAACTGGTATGGCATGAGGATGCCTTTGCTATTGGCTTTAACTTTGGTCTGTTCACTTCATTGGTTAAGCTTGATATGAGCGTAGAAAAGCCGGGTGGTTATCGTAATGGTTCGTTTATGTCTTCCACAAATGCTTTATTGCTACTGGAAGAACTTAATATGCGTAATAATCTATTGGCCCGCAATGGAGACAACGGCAATGTTACCACTTTAGATTTGAGCTGGCAGGCTCGATTAAAAAGTCTGGATGTACAAGGAACAGGAATAACTCGCCTGCGTCTTGCTACGGGTGCACCGATTGTACGGTTATGTTTGCCGAATACATTGGAAGAATTATTCCTGGAGTATTTGACAAAACTTCCCGAAAGCGGACTCATTTTGGAAGGTATCAATAATATTACGGGGTATCGCTTTGTGGGTTGTCCCGGTATCGATGGTTTTTCTTTGCTCGAAAAACTTCATGCGGCCAAAAAAGCAGGTACGGGAAAGCTGGAACGTTTCAGTATTGACATAGACCGTGAAGATGATGGCTCATTGCTTGAAAAATATTACGAATATGGTACGTACACCTCTACAGGGGCGATTGATAATCGCCATTCCGGACTTCGTGGCACAATACGGCTAATGAAGTACATGGAGGATGGGGAAGCGGAAAAATATCGTGAGAAATATCCTGAATTGAATATTATCCAGCCTTCTTATAGTGTCATAGAGTTTGATAATAGCGTATCCGATGATGCTAACATATCAAATCTTGACAATAAGACTGGTTACAAATATGGCAATACATACGTAATGAGTGCCCATGTAGCAGCTATTTTTAAGAATCGATTCCGTGTACTTGCCAAAGTTACAAAGATGCCTACCAGTCGTAAGGAGATTATTGCCGGTCAAGAAGTGGAAGTTAATAATCCCGATGGTGAAATGACTTATTATCCGCTACATGAAAGCAGTTCTAACTTTTATGCTGATGCTGAAAATATTAATGATTGTACGGTTGCCAAGCTGAATGGTAATGAAGGTGAATGGATGATGTATGAGCCTTTCTTCTGGAGTAAAGGGGTAAATGATTATCTGAATAACAGGCATTATAGCTGCTACAGTTCAAATGGGCCGGATAATATGCCGCCGATTCCTGCAGCTACAGTATTGACATTGGATGATATAAAAGGTACACAAGGCGGTTTCTTAGCAGAACGTAAAATCTTGAGCGGCAAACCAACATTAAAGGATTCTTATAGTAGTGATAAGACTTATTCTGTTTGTAAGGTTGATGTTGCTGGATATAAGCGTGTGCGTTTTCCAAGTGTTCCCGGTACTAACCTTGTTGGTAGTGTGTTTGTTGATGTTTCCGGCAATGTGGTGAAAACTATAGTTATTCCTACTATCGGCTTGAATTTTGAAGCGGGTATGTATCTGATTACCGAGATTCCAAGTAACGCTGTTGCTTTGCATTTTTCTATTTTGAATACGGCAGAGTTTGACAAGGTGGTCCTTTCAAACTCCGACAAGATAGAGGACATGGAGCCTGATTGGGTCGCTAACGATGAGCATCTGTGTGCCGTTGTTGGCAGTTCGGTTGTTGGTAGTAAGTTGCGTGCTTGTATTACTGGAGGCTCTACGGCTGCTGCTATGACATGGTCTGATTTTCATTACTACAGCCAGCAAAGAGGAATGCAACAGATAGATGCTTTGATGCACTCACGTATTGCTAATCTGTTCTATGCAAGATACGGACGTCGGGACAGTCAGGAACAATGCGGAGCTGGGCAGCATAATAATAATCGTATTACGGGTGGTACAGCCGGTTATGGAATGCAGGATACTATCGGTTATGATGCAGCCTACGCCATAAATAACAAAGTAACAAATTCGCTTATCGACGGTCTTGTTCACCAATATGCGTGGTATGTGAGTCAAGATGAGTACGGTGCGCCTATGGTTACTCAAGTAAATAATACATGCTGTATCGGTTACGAGGATATCTACGGGAACAAGTACGATATGATGGACGGTGTGGACTTGCCGAATGATAGCGGTAATCAGGGGAAATGGCGTATTTGGATGCCTGACGGTACTACCCGTATGGTGAAAGGTAAGACATCAAGCGACCAGTGGATAACAGGTGTTGCCCATGGTAAATACATGGATATCGTACCGGTAGGAACAGCTAACGGTTCGTCCAGTACCTATTATTGCGATAAGTATTATGTATCTACTGCAGCCAGCCGTGTGGTTTATCGTGGGTACTACTATGCGAATGCGGGTGGTGGTGTATCGTATGCGAATACGTATCACGATGCGTCGCATTCGAGTACGCATGTCGGTTCCCGTCTGGCCTTCCGCGGTCGGCTCGTCAAGGCGGAAAGCGTGGAAGCGTATAAGGCGTTGTCCGAAATAGCTTAATCGAAAGCGGGAGCGAAGCGACAAAGCGAAAAGCGGCTTCGTTCTCGCTTATGTGAAGTGATGCAAAATAAAAACGGGCGTAAGCCCGTCGAAAATATTATTTAAAACAGTTTTCAGATGAAAAGTAATACCTTTGTAATTAAAAAGGTGGAGTTTCCTATAAGCCGTGTGGTTTATCGTGGGTACAACAATGCGAATGCGAATGGTGGTGTATCGAATGCGAATACGAATAACGATGCGTCGAATTCGAATACGAATGTCGGTTCCCGTCTGGAAATCTAATAAATCGGCGTACAGCACGGGGACGTGTCCCCAAGGCGGAGCCGAGGGAAACAAGCCGCAGCAATAGCACCTTTAAAGGTGGAAAGCTGAAAAATCACGCGTCGGGTGGAGTTTGGTAGGCTGTTATCAGTTCGAAGAAGTCAGACCCGGGGAAAGGAAGGCCCTTATCTTCCATGTTTATTAACCAATAGCTGAATTTGTATGCGCAGGGAAGGATATATCATCGAGGAAATTATCGAATACTCCAATATGTCGGAGGCATTCGATACAGTACTGCGTGGTACAAATCGTAAAAGGTCAAAGCAAGGACGATATTTACTCGCTCATAGGGAGGAAATCATCATTGAACTTACGACTGCTATTGCGGATGGTTCATTCCAGCTTGGCGGTTACCATGAAAGAGAGATTGAGGAGTACGGTAAGAAACGTACTTTACAGATACTTTCTATGAAAGACCGTATTGCTGTGTTTGCTGTAATGAATGTTGTAGACCGTCATTTGCAGAAACGCTATATTCGGACAACCGGAGCAAGTATCAAAAGGCGTGGCACACATGACCTGATGAATCGCATACGTACTGATCTGCAAAAAGACCCGGAAGGCACGTTATATGCTTACAAGTTCGACATCTGCAGGTTTTATGATAACGTGCGGCAGGATTTTGTGATGTGGTGCTTCCGCAGGGTGTTCAAGGATGAAAGGCTATTGGTTTTACTGGAACGGTTTGTTAAGCTGCTGCCGGAAGGTATCAGTTTCGGACTGCGCAGTTCGCAGGGGGCGGGAAACTTGCTCCTGTCTGTTTTTTTAGACCATTATTTGAAAGACAAGTACGGTATCCGATATTACTATCGCTATTGTGATGACGGATTGGTGCTCGGTAAAACGAAAGCGGAATTGTGGAAGATTCGTGATGTTATTCATGAGCAAATGAAGAAAATAGATTTGGAGATCAAGCCTAATGAACGGGTATTTCCGGTAGAGGAAGGCATTGATTTTCTTGGCTATGTTATTCGCCCTAACTATGTAGGATTGAGGAAACGTATCAAACAGAAGTTTGCTCGGAAGATGCACGAGGTAAAAAGTAGAAAAAGGAGGCGGGAACTGATTGCCAGTTTCTACGGCATGACGAAACACGCTGATTGTAATAATTTGTTTAAAAAATTAACAGGCAAAAAAATGAAATCATTTAAAGATTTAAATGTCGCTTACAAGCCGGAAGACGGTAAGAAGCGATTTTCGGGTACGGTGGTAAGTATCCGTGAGTTGGTAAACCTTCCTATCATAGTCAAGGATTTTGAGATGGGAATAAAGACTGAACAAGGCGAGGACCGTTGTATTGTGGCCATAGAGCAGAACGGCGAACCCAAGAAGTTCTTTACCAACAGTGAGGAAATGAAGAATATCCTCAAACAGATTGAAGAAATTCCTGACGGTTTTCCGTTTGAGACCACCATTAAGACGGAAACTTTCGGGAAAGGTAGAACCAAGTATGTATTCAGTTAAGATGAAAAGAGTAGAAGGTACAGCCGATGTGAAACTGATAGAATGCGTCAGTCCGGCAAAGAATAAATGGCGTATCCGTTGGGATATCCAAGAACATGAAGACGGTTCCGCCGACTATATGGAAGCGGAGTTTCTGAATGGCAGACCGTCAGATGAAGTAGTTAAGGCTTTGATTATGGATTGGTATAACCAGAAGGTGGACGAAACTATTTTGAAAGGATTTTCATACGAGGGTGTGCAGGTATGGCTTTCAAGAGAAAATCAGTTCAACTACAAAGCTGCATACGATTTGGCCGTACAGACAAATGGTGCAACCCTTCCGGTTGTATTCAAGTTTGGTACGGATGAAACGCCCGTTTATCGGGAGTTCTCGGCATTGGAGGAGTTGACAGACTTCTATACAAAAGTCATGTTACATATCCAAAAAACGCTTGCTGACGGTTGGAAAAAGAAAGATACGTTCAGTCTGAATAAATATCAAGTTGAATAGTATGTGAATATTCCTTTTTGGGGGGAAGGAAAGAAAAAAGCCCCCGGCCTGTTAAAAATCATCTCACCTACTTTTAACTAAAAACGCTCGTAGCGCACGACCGGGGGCAGATACCCTCGTTCGCACTACGAGCTTTATTTTTAGTTGCTGCGCAAATAATGCGCATTAGTAAGTGAGATGTTGCAAAGATAATCATTAAAAGTTAAAGCAGTCGAATTCCGGCTGCTTTTTTTATGCTTCAATTTCTCTCTTGGCTTATATTTTAGGAGAAAAGAGTTTATGAAAGCGAGTAATGATTTGGTAGAAAAGTATGGCTGGGATAAAATTATTCACGGCTTGGTTGGTCTCTTGATTGTGGCTATTTGTGTGTTGGTTGCTGTATTCTTGTTTGGAAATAAGTTTGTTCCGGTATTGGCTGGTGCTGCTATTGGTACAGGATGCGCTTACATTGTAGCAAAATGGAAAGAAGCGCAGGATGATATTCCTGATGAGAAAGATGTTAAGGCAACTTTACGTGGCGCTTATTTAGCAGACCTTGTTATTGGTGTTGCTTATGTTTTTTCATGGATAATTAATACTGTATTCTAATGGTCGAAGTGATTGAACAGATAGGTGGGATAAAGTTTGCAGACTTACGCTTGTATGCAATCGTATTGTTTACATGCTGTATCTTTATTGTCGTTTCTTCATTCGTGGATATGTGGAGTGGCATTGATGCGGCAAGAGTAAATAAAGAAAAAATTGATAGTAAGGGGTTAAGGAGAACTGTAGCTAAAGTGGTTGATTATTTCCGTGTATTGATATTCGGTACAATGGTCGATGTCTTAGGACTGTTCATTTCTTGGTATGTAGCTCCTTATTGTATGATTTTGATAACAATGGGTATTATCTGCATAGAAGGTCGCTCGGTATTGGAAAATAGCCGCAAAAAGAAGTCTCATGCTGCCGATGTAGCTGATATGGCACAAAAGATAGTAAAATGTATTAGCAGTAAGGATGCAGAAGATTTAATTGAACAGATTAAAACTAAAGTTGAAAGAAAATGAAAGTACTAATTGATAACGGCCACGGTGAGAATACAAAGGGCAAGCGCTCTCCTGATGGAAAATTGCGGGAATATGCTTGGACTCGTGAAATCGCAGATATGCTTGTTCTGGAATTAGGCAAAATGGGTATTGATGCTGAAAGGGTTGTAAAGGAGACAATAGATGTTCCACTATCAGAGCGATGCCGGCGTGTGAATGAGATTTGTGGCAGATTGGGTACATCTAATGTAATCTTGATTTCCATTCATTGTAATGCTGCAGGTTCTGGAATAGATTGGATGCAAGCAAGAGGCTGGTCTGCTTACACGAGCAAGGGAAGCACAAAAGCCGATGTATTGGCATCATGTCTGTACGCATCGGCTGCTGAATGCTTTCCGGCCGGGATAAAAATACGCAGCGATTGGTCGGATAAAGATCCTGACTGGGAAGAAAACTTCTACATCTTGCAGAAAACGAAATGTCCGGCAGTTCTTACCGAAAACTTTTTTCAGGATAATAAGGAAGATGTTGAATTCTTACTTTCCGCTGATGGGAAAGCGCGAATTGTAAAGGCTCATGCCATTGGAATAGCTAATTATCTTAAGGTCTAAGATTATATGAAAAAATGGTTGTTTATAGGTTTAGTAGCACTGGTATCTGTTACTATTGGCTTGATTAAATATAATCGGAAGCTGCAAAAGGAATGTGAGCGTCAATCCGGTAATATTGCAATCTTAATGAAAGACATAAAGTCCTATAAAATTCGGGATAGTTTAAATGCAGTTTCTGTGTCGGCATTGAACTTGACTATTGATGAGCTGAAAGAGTATCGTGCCGATGATGCTCAAACAATAAAAGAACTCGGCATTAAAAACAAGCATCTTGAGGCTTTGGTTAAAACCGGGATTCATTCAACAGAAACAATCTATGCAGACCGTTGGCATCCACTTCCGGACAG